TTTATTTTTCTTTGCTTCTGTTTTTGCTTTTCTATCAGATTTCCATTTACGATGTTTTTGTTGTTGAGCCCAACGTTCATCATCTGTAAAAGCTCCTGATTTAGCAGCTGGACTATTACGAGTTTTCTTTAACCAAGCGGCTTTTTCTGAATCAGAAGATTTTTCAGTAGACTTAGATTTTATTTTAGAAGTATCAGAACCTTTTAAAGTTTTATCTTTAGTTGTATCTGATACTTTAACTCTTCTAACTTTACCATCTGGTCCTTTAACAAGTTTTGTATGTCCTGTGTCTTTATGATCACTTACTTTAGTTGTATTATTAGATTCGCCTTTTTTCTTTATCTTAGCTTTATCTCTATTAAATAAACCAACGATTGATCTAAGTCCACCAGCTATAGCTTCTCCACCACTAGATCCATGGCTTTGGACCCATTTCTTTTTTTGGTAATCCCATCGGTAATCTTTACCGTTGATAACTTTCTTTTTCGACATGATTAAGTGATGCGTAGTTTCTTTTTATTTTTTGTTTCGACAGCTCGGTTTTTAGCTATCCTTTCCCAACCATGTTTACCAGGGCCATGAGCGTTATGACCTGCTTCAGTGCCAGGAGGTTTTTTAATACCTTTCTTTTTTAAATCTGCAGATAATCGATCTGCTGCTAAACGAATATCTTTTCCTTTACCTTGCATCCAAGCTTTTGCACTGGATATCAAAGCACCGTTTGCATACCTGCCAGGTTTTCGTTTTTTATTTCCTTGACCCATATAACCTCCGATTAACAAGATCAGGGTCTACCTTTGGCATTATCCGATTTAACTTGTCTAGGGGGTTTCCTTCGTATGCTACACCACTTATATCATTGGCTTTTAACCAATCACAGGCAGCTTTTAAGTCCTGTGTTGTAGCTTCTTTTGTTTTGATTCGTGTTAGGAATTCATTAGTAACAAGACCATGTAATTCATGGAACTGTTGTTCTGTAGCTTTCATTACCACTCACCACTTTCTTTTAATTTCTTTAGGAAATCATCAGTAGATTTATTCGTATGTCCGCCTTCTTTCCTTCGCTTTATAGCTTCTCCAGCAGCTGTAGCATCTTGTTTATTCCAAAAAGCTACTTTAATAGTTTTAGCTTTAGGAGAAGACTTCATTTTGTTATTTAGTCTAGCCATTATGCGTTACCATAACCTTTATTAAACGAACTTTGAACATCTTTATTCTTTTTAGATTGTTTAGCTAGATTCCACCCTGGTTTACCAGGAGTAGGATTATCAGAGTATGGAGCCTCTGGATCTTTTTTCTTTCGTGCCATTACAAGTACCTTTTTCTTAATTTGCTTTTTTTAATCCTTTTAACCTTTTTCCTTTTTTGAGATAATGGTGTAAGCTCAAGTTTATCATTAGGATTATGAGGTGGAATTGGTCGGAATTTTGGTAAAGGTTTACCTCTAGAATCAGTCATCTTACCTGTTTTAGGATCGATCCTGATTTCCATGGTCATAGCTTTAGACTTATCCTTTTTAGGATTATATACCATTTAACTAAATAATTTTTCTTTTACAATTTTAAGAGCCTGATCGTCTAACTTATTATCAGTTCTAGCAACGTAAGCTTCTAATAGGTCTACTACAAGCTTCTTGACTGAATCTGACTTCAAGAAGGCGAATAGGATGGGCTTGATAATTAGGATCATTGTTTTTAAAAGGGTTTATACCAAGGTTTTTCCTTGGGAATTGGGGGTTGTGTTGATTTTAAATATGAAGCAATTGGTACTATATCTGCACATAGTGAGTATAGCTGAGACTTAGGATGAATCATAAAACCTTTAGTCTGTAGTTCTGCACATTTAAGAGCACGAACTAACTCGTAATCCAATCGCATTTTTTCTTCTTGTCTAGCTGCCATTGATCTGCAGCGATTTAAACCTTCTCTATCTAATGGGATCATGAAATTAATTTGAGCACCCCAGTTTTCAGCCATAGTATAGCTGGAAGGTCTCATACCATCTTCATCTATATCCCAAGGTTTAGTATGATTCCCCATATAGAATGGAGAGAATGTCATGGTACTACCATTACAACTTATGTTTGGACCATAATGTTGTCTAGATGGAGCACCATTATTTTGAAATTGTACGGCCTGGTTGGTCACATTGCCCGTTGCAGCCGCTACTGGATTAGAAGTATTGTTTGTCTCGCCTTCATTAGCACGAACTGGTGCTATTGAGAGAAGACTGATAAGGATGTAGTAGTAGAAGTGGTGTCGATTTCTCGGTCTATTTCTGTTACTGACAGTACTTGACTGGCTGCTCTTGTTACTATTTCTAGTGTAAAGTCGCTTCCAGGTGTTGTCATAGTAAAGACTGAATCGGAATCTACTATACCTCCTGA